AATGACACGCTACGACAATAATACAACATTAAAAACATCGGATAGTAAACCGTATTACAAGAGTAAAATTTACCCTACAATACCTCTATCTGAAAATGATGTGTACGTTATTACAACAATAGGAGATAGACTTGATTATATGGCTTATACTTATTATCGTGACTCGGAATTATATTGGATTATATCAATAGCAAACAATAATGTAACTAAAGGTTCACTATTTCCAATACCAGGAACACAAATGAGAATACCATCTAATGTATTAAGTATAGTAAGTTTATTTAATAAATTCAATGAGGTAAAATAATGTTATGTCAATATTTAAAGGAACATTCAACGATAGTATTAAGGAACAACTGAAAGTACGTCAAAAAGCAATAAACGACCGTACACCTCAAAATCTATCATATATGAATTCACGTAACGCGTGGATTAGATTATCATCATCTGTAAATACATTCACCGGAGGTATTACTCCTACTACAACATTAGAAGAATTAAATAATGATGGAAAATATGATAATAAATTAGCTAAACAATACGTTTTACAAGGTGGAATTTTAAATGATAATAAGCTACGAACAGGATTAGGTGATTTCTCAAACGCATATAGCAATAAATCATCAGACGGAACAGCATATAAATTAGGCATTCGTCCTATGCCAGGTATTACTAATATAGATATTAAATCTAAAGGTGCATATGGCTCACTACGAGAAGCAACAGTAAATTTCCAATGTTGGGATATTAAACAATTAGAAGAATTAGAATTACTCTATATGCGCCCTGGGTATAGTGTACTATTAGAATGGGGATGGACTCCATTTTTAGATAATAATAATAAGTATAAAAATAGCGTAGAGTTTATAGATATCATAAATACACCTTACACTAAAGAAACATTATTTAAACTACAATACGCTAAATCAACAGATGGTAATTATATAAATGAAAAAGGTAAAAAACAAACAATAATTGGATACCAAGGTAATTATGATGCTATGTATGGTATTATTAAAAACTATGGTTGGACTGCTAGAATGGATGGTGGGTATGATTGTAACACCTCAATTATATCTATGGGTGAGGTTATGGAATCTTTAAAAGTTAACTATTCTCCACTAAACAATAATATTCAAATTTCTACTCAAGGGTTAATAGGCAGAAATGTTCAATCAGACCCATTCGTTGCCTTAACTCCTTATACTTATAAAGATTTATCTAAAACATACAACCAAAATATATTAGCTGGATTATTTTATGAGTTATGGGAGATAGGAGTACAAATAGGAAAAAAATTTGAACAATCTGGTACTATTGGAAAGAGTTTTAAATTAATAGATAGTAAATATACTAGTACATATAATATGTTTCGTGTAATTATTAATATAAAAGGAGGAGAAAGTGAGGGAAATTCAACAAATACTGTAGGAAAAACAGATGAACAAATATATATTACTTTAGAATCATTAGTTAATATACTTAATAATTATGTTATATTAAAAGATGAAAAAGCTAAAACATCATTTTCTCCTTTATCTGTATTAGAATCCCCAATTAATAATAAGGATGTAGTAATTAATAATGGTACTGGAGCCGGATACTTATTAGCACTTGCTCATCCTCTTCAAGTATCTACTGATCCAACAGTGTGTCTTATTAGGAATGATTTATGGGCAAAAGGATTTGATATTAATGTAGTGGCAGATCCGGGAGTTGTTAATCCAAATACAGGAACTCCGGTAGTAACATATGGCACTAAAGGTAAAAATTATTACAGTAATGAATGGTGGGGAAAATTAGCAATATACATATCGGATAGTCGTACAAAAATAGACAATTCTGGTATTGCTGCTGCAATAAATGAAAGAAAAAAACTTATTGAGTTTATTCAATTAGCTGTAGGTCAAAACGGAGCAGCGGTAGAAGAATTAAAAGAAATACAAAGAATATTTATAGAAATTAAAACAACTCCTAAAGTACCTCCGGGTGATATTAAAATATATAAAGATAAAACTTTAGCAGAATATAATAATTTTTATACTGTATTAGATGTAGGATTAACAGGAGGTGATATATATCAAGCTATTGGTTATAAGGATGCAGATGGTAAGATTATTAAAGGAGCTGAACTAACAATTTCTGCAGCATCAAGTGATCCATTAGCTATTGTAACAAAACAAGTAGCAGCTCAAAATAAGCAAATACAAGATAAAAAAGAAAAAGGAGCAGAAGGAGCTAAATTTTTAAACCAGCTTGACTTATATTATTTTAAAGGTAATGATTGGCAAGAAGAATTAGGTATAATAGGAAATATATATGTTAACTTAAATATGCTATATAATCTTAGTGTAAATAAAGATTTAGCAGCTCAAGATCCTAAAGAAAAAAACGATGTTGCCTTATATGATTTTGTAAAAAACATTTTAAAGAAAATATCATCATCAACGGGTGATGTAAATAATTTAGAACTATTTATAGATCCTATAGATAGTGTAACTAGAATAATTGATATAAACTATGTAGATACTAAAGCAAATGTAGCAAAAGCATACAATGATATATTTGAAGTCCAAGTACAAAATCTAGAATCAGTAGTAAGGTCATATAAAATAGAATCACAAATATTTCCTGATCAAACTGCGACAATAGCTATTGGCTCTCAAGTAAAAGGAGGAGCATTAGGACAAGATAATAATACATTAGTAGATTTTAATAGAGGAATAATAGACCGAGTTGTACCTAGAAAAATAGAACCATCTTCTCCTCCATTACCTGACCCAAATACTAATTTAAAAATATTAATAGATTCTTTAGGAGTGTTATATACACTTTTTGGAAATCTTAAACTAGATTGGTTAGGAAGAGATGGTAAGTTTGATGTGGATGAAGCAGGTAAATATCAAAATTCATTAAAAGATTTAATAAATTTCTTTAAAGCAATAAGTACATCCCGTACAAAAAATAAAGCAATTATACCTACTAAAGTATCATTAGTAATGGATGGTATAGGAGGAATAGTAATAGGAAATCTATTTAAACTCCCTTCAAATGTATTACCTAAAGGATATAGAGGAGAAGGAGGAATAGGAAACAAAATAGGATACGCGGTTACTGGTTTAGGACATTCAATACAAAATAACGATTGGATAACTAACATAGATGCTCAATTTATGATATTAGATGATCCAAAAGTAGGAATTGATGGTAAAGTAGGAATTGGAGGAATTGTAGTAGATTATGACAAAATAATAATAACTACTACAGGACAAGATGCTAGTGTATCTCCTGGGCCTCAACCCTCAACTACTAATCCAAATTTAAAATCAGGAAAGGATGATGATGATATTATTAAAAAATATGGAGCAATAGGAGATCAAAGTCAATTAACAACTATGAAATTTCCTTATCCTATGTATTATTATGGAAAATTAGTTACTTCAACAACAGTTCATAAATTAGTTAAAGATGATTTAGAAAGTATATTTAGCGAAATATTAAGTACTTATGGAACTGAACAAATAAAAAAATTAGGATTAGATCAATATTCTGGAGCATATAATGTTAGGGTTAAAAGAGGGGGAAGTACACCTTCTATTCACTCATGGGGTATAGCTATAGATATATATGCTGCTAAAAATGATTTATATCAACGAACAAATTCATTTCCACCCCCTGTCTTTTCACAAAAAGAATACAAAGCTTTTATAGATATATGGTATAAACATAATTTTAAAAGTTTTGGTAAAGAGTTAGGATATGATTGGATGCATTTTCAAGTAAATGATGCACACTTTTAAATTTAAGAAGATATTATGTCATTAAGAATACCAGCTAATCAAATTGTAAAAAGTAAATATACTATTGGAAAAGAGTATATGTTTGAAAGTACTTATAGAGAGTATCAAGGATACTACTATGAGTCAAATGGTAAATTATTTGCAGGTAAAGAATTTAATATTAACGCTCCCATATTAGTAAAAATAAATTTAAGTAATATTAACCCTTTACGAACAAATCCTGCTACATTAGTGTATGGAATTATATCTGGGGTAAAATTAAATACAATGCCTCCCTCTTCTATTATTAGTAAAAGTAATATTCTTATAGAAAAAAGATATTTTTATAAAAAAGTAAATAGTAATCCTATCTTGATAAAAGAAATTAACGAAGATACTTTTAATTCTATGCAATCCGACCCACTATACCAAACTATATCAGTTGATATTCCTAAAGGAGGATTTTTTGCTAATCAATTAAGTTTAGAAACATACGATAAAATAATGCCTGGTATAAAATCATTTATAACTTCAGAACTCCCTCCAGATTAAAAATATTTTTGAAAGGCTAAATCTCCTTTCATATCTTAAAGCAAACAAAAGGTTATGAAATATGTTCTACATTATTGAGAGAAAAGACCAACTAGACCAATTAGGTCCGTTCAAAGATTGCTTTGTAAAGTTCATTCAAGGAAATGACAATTACCACCCTAAATTAAGTCCGTTAAGCTTAATCTATGTCAGAGATACATCTGAACATAAAGGATACATTTTATGCTTAAACCATAATGAATCATTTTCATTAGAAACTAAAGACGTATTTGATTGGTTATTGAATAAAACCGAACGCTTATTCGTATTGAATAAAAAAGAAGCATTGTATTCGTTTCCACACGAACATAAATTATTCGACATTGAATTCCTTAAACTTCCGGATCTAACCGCATCACACCGCGTACCAGCAATTGCATATTATTATCAACACCATACTAACTTACCGAATGTTAATTGCTTAATTCCAATTAGTAAACACTATGAAGAAAACGAAAACGTATTTAGTGTAATACTACCTATAATTCGTAGCTACCGAGCAAATAACGCCGTTTATGCGTTTAATAACGGCCCTTTAACGCGTGTATTTCATGAAATAGAATCACAAGGTATACAAGTAGATAAAAAATGCTTCGTGGATTGCTATGGTGAGGAATTAAAATATCCTCAATTTAACCTTAGCAAAAGCAAAATATACAGCCAATACAATTTACAAACACTAACAGGCAGACCATCAAACACATACAACAGTATTAACTTCGCAGCATTAAATAAAACAAGCGGCGAGCGTTTATGCTATAAGCCTGCAAATGATACGTTTATAGAATTCGATATGCAAGGGTATCATCCACGCTTAATAGCTGAATTGATTGGATTTGAATTTAATGATAAAAATACATACGAAACGCTAGGAGAATTATTAGGCGTCAGTACTCAAGAAGCTAAGGAACTAACATTTAAGCAGCTATATGGAGGTGTATGGGATGAATATAGAAACAAACCATTTTTTAAAGATATCGTAGCGTTAACTGATGGTATATGGGAAGAATACCAATATGGGGGGCGATATTCGACAGAAAATCGAATATTTATATCTGACCGTGAGATGACGCAATCCAAATTGCTGAATTACATCGTTCAAAGTATGGAAACATCAACTAACGTTAAGATGTTGATAGATATATTGGATTATTTAAAAGATAAACAAACAAAAATAGTACTGTATACTTATGATGCATTCTTATTCGATTATGCTGAATCAGACGGAAAACAAACACTAATAGATATAAAACAGTTAATTAAATACCCAGTAAACATTAAAATGGGTAAATCTTATCACGAACTAAATAAAATATAATGGACAGTAAGATATCATTAGTAAACAATCCTAACATATTTATGGGTAATGAATGGTCACCCAACACAGACTTAATGAACAAATTATTTTGTACTTTTACATTATTGATTGATTTAGAGGAAACAGTAACAACAATTAATCGCAGATACTCAATATTATTCGGTAAAATATTTATACTTGAATCACCTCAAAGTGATGAATTAATATGCACATACAATATTGATACTAATAACGTATCAGCAGCACCAATGCCTAATACAATATTATTACACCGTAAGAAAGAATCTAATACATTATATACTATTAATGCACTTAATACATTGATTATGTCATTGAATGAAGGTAGATTAGATAAAAACTATATGGTGAATTGGCAGGATTATAAAAATAGTATATTACTAACTAATGGTCCTGATTTAAGAAAATTAGATACAGCAATACATAAGATAATAGATTTCAATAAATAATCTTCGTAAGAAGAGTTTTGAAAACCAAAATAAGAATCATAGATTCAACCTATATTGTGTTCATAGAACACCTAACAATTAAACCCAATTAACATGGACTTAAGTCTCATCAAGCAGAAGTTGACCGCTTCTCAAAACAAAGGTCAAAAGAAAACATACGAAAAGATTGACTACTCAAAGATCTTCTGGAAACCAAAACCAGGTAAACATCAAGTTCGTATTCTACCTTCAAAATTCAACAAAGCCGATCCATTCCGCGAAGTGTATTTCCACTATGGTTTCTCTAAAGGACCTATCTTGGCATTAACTAACTGGGATGAAAAAGATCCAATCGCTGAATTCGCAAAATCACTACGTAAATCATCAGACAAAGAAGATTGGCAGTTAGCATCAAAAAT